CTTTATTTGAGACCCATTTGAAAATTCTACTTGTTGTTTGTTATTTGCTGTTATGACTGGTACAAGCAGCCATTTAGGCATGCTTTTTATATAAGTCTTTACTTTTCTTATAAAGTTTTGAGCAACTGCTAATTTTGTAGCAATTATTAATATATTTTTTTCTTTATAAAATACAGCTTGCCACACAGCATATGCAGCAACAAGAGTTGATAAACCTAATTGTCTTGATTTAAGAATAATATTAAATCTGTTGTCATTAAAGTCAGAAACACAGTCATCTTGAAACGGGAAAGTATTAAAAGGTATTAGCCCTTTTAGAGGATGTTGTATCTTTAAATACTTATTCATAAAGTATACAGGATCTTTCCCGCACTTTATTATTTCATTAATTTGACCGTTTCTTGTTTTCATCTTACTTTACTTCGTATGTATACTTACAACAATATTTCATTTTTCTATGTGGACTATATGGGCTAACTGTTAAAGTCTCCATAGAATCTACTTCACCAGTCTTTTTTGTAGTTAAAGCTCTTCCAGCTGATGACTTGAATTCTGATTTTATAGACTTAAGTCTTGAAGAAATCATTTCATTTGTCTCTTTTTTCATTGCTTGCATCTGAAAGTGTAGATCTTCTTCTCTAGCTATATTTAAAATTGTTCTATATTCAATTGTCATAGTATTATCACCTAAAAGTCTAGCTACAGTTCTTCTAGATCCGTCTTCACAAGTATTATTATAAACATTATCTATACAACTTCCAATTTTAGAAATTAAATCGTATTCCATTTGACTTTCCTTTTATAAAACTATTTATTTAATTATCCCTGGTCGCCAACCTTTTTCCCATTTTTCTTTATTATTATAATAATAAGTAGTATAACAGTCTTCACAAACGTTTTCTTTTTTCATCATTTCAACGTCTTCTATTGTGCATATTAGATTTTTACAAACTGGACAGTCTAAGCTTATTACTTTGTCATTTTTAGGCCTTACAAATCTTACACCATCTATAAAAGCTTCTTCTAAATATTTGTCAACTTCATGCCATTCTACTTCATTTATGATCGACATATGAATCTTGTCCTTTTATACTAATTTCTATATTTTTATCAACTATATCTTTAATTGAATCAACATGTGATATAATAAGTATTGTTTTAAAATATCTTTTTAAGCTTTTAAGAAGTCTACCACAAGCTTCAATATTTGATTCATCTAATGCTCCAAAACCTTCGTCAATTATAAAAATATCAGATTTTGGAAGTGAAGAAATATTAATAAGTGCTACTCTTATTGCTATAGAAGCCATCATTTTTTCCATTCCACTACCACATTCTATAATTCTTTTAGAATCGCCGTAATCAATATAAACTTCTAAGTTATTGTTATTTTGATTGTCAGATATTTCTATTTTAAAAGATGTTACTCCACTTAGAATATTATTAATTTCAGCATTTATTCTAGGTAAATATGAATTTATAAGAAGAGTAGGTATTCCTTTTTTAGAAACAGCAAACGTAAACATATCATACATTTTCCATTTATTAATTACTTCTTGATATTCTATTTTTTCTTTTTCTGTTTTTTCAATAAGAGAGTTTAACTGGAATATTTCGTACTGACTTTTTCTTGACAAAGCTTCAAAATTAGATATACTTTCTTGAACACAGTTTAATTCATGTTTTAAAGATTTTGTTTTTTCTATAATACTATCATCGTTGTAAGAATCTAGCTCTAAAAGTAAATCAGATAACTTTTGAATCTTTTGATCAACTAAATCTAATTTTTCTGTCTTGCTGTTTAGTTTTTCTTTAAAACCTTCAATATCTATTTTTAGTTTATACTCTTTATTTAAAATAGAATTATATTTTTTTATTTTATCACTTAAATTTTCTTCTTGTAATCTTTTAACAACATCTTTTATTTCGTATATAGAGCTTTCTACGCCTTTTATACTATCATTAATTAAAGGTATGCTTTTTTTAGCTTCATGGGCTTTACTTATAAACTTGCAAGATTGATACATATTTCCACAAGGAACTTGATCTAGTATTTTAATTTCATTTATACTATTGCTTTTTTCTTTATTTAAATTTGTTCTTTCTTGTTTGAAAAAGTTTAGCTTTTGCAATAAACTGTCTAGCTTTTGCTTTTCTGATTCTAGTGACTCAATTGAGTAATTTTTTTTAAATTCTTCTATTTTTTTAACTTTTTCCTTAGAATCTTTAATGCTATTATTTAAAGTTTTAATTTCATCAATTAATCTAATTTTACTATCTTCTGTATATCTTACTTCTTTTTTAGCAGAATCAATAGTATAACCTGAAGGGTGTGTCTTTATATCTTTTTCTAAGTCACCAAGTTGTATTCTAAGATCAACTTCTTTTTGTCTTGTGTTAGAAATATCCTCTTGATTTTTAATTTCTTGATCTTTAATTGTTTTTATTTTTGTGTTAAATTCTTCAATAATAGTAGACCAATTTTTTTCTTCAATGTTTTTTAGTTTACTTTTTAGTACAATGTAATCTTCTCTAGAATTTTTATATATTTCATCATATATTTCTAAACTTAAGAACTTTGATAGTATGGACTTTCTAGCACTTGACTTTTCTTTAATAAAAGTATTTATTTCACCTTGAGAAGCAAAACTTGTGTATAAAAAGTCTTCTGAAGTTCCGATTAATTTTCTTAAAACTTTTTCTGTTTCTCTTCTTTGCTCTTCAGTTTCATTAAATTCTTCAAAGTCTAGACTATTTCTTTTTAAAGACAAAGAAGTCGTTGCAGAAACAACTCCTTTTCTATTTGACTTTTTAATTGTTTCTCTAAGAATATCATAATTTTCTGATCCTATACTTAAATTAACTTTAGACTTACAACTACCTTTTCTTATATTAACAATATCTAGATTTTTAATTGCACCTCGATCTGTAGTATTAAAAAGAGTATACATTAATGTTCCAGGAATAGATGATTTTCCTGTTCTATTGTTACCAAAAATACCTACAACACCATTTAAATTATTAAAGTTAATATAATTGTTTTTACCATAAGAAAAAGTATTACTAAATTCTATATTATTAATAGACCAATCCTGACCTTTTACAACAGAAAGACTTTCAGGAATCTTATCTAAATTTTCAATAAATATATTGTCTAGTTTTTCTAAAGCTAGATCATCTATTTCTTTATATAAACTTTTTATTAAGTTTTTTCTATCAGTTTTATTTCTAATGTTTAAAACATTACTACAGTTTCCTTCTTCAATTTTTTTATTTTCAAAAGAAGAATTACTTATATTTTGATAGACTATTTCTTTAGCATTTTTTTCATGCTTTAAATAGTAATGAATAAGTTTAATTTCAGCTTGAGAAATATTTTCTTCTGATTTTATTCTAAATCTAGAACTTTTTTTAACTTTTTCACAAAACTTAATTGTATCTTCTACATTGCCTTGCCATTCAATTGTAACAAAAGGATGAGGATTAGGAATAGTAATTAGCTTAGACTTAAAATCATATCTATTGTTTATTTCCCAAAACAAAAAACCTTTTTTAATATCTTCGCCATAGTTTTGTTGTATTAGTGATCCCGGATAAGCTAGCCTCTTGTCTTTGTCCAAATACTGAAATTTGTGTATGTCACCGAATAAACCAAAATCATATTCGTCAAACATTCCTAAGTTAACTTCACCTTCAAGTTCCCAGTCAACGTCAGTTTTTGACCCTCTGACAGCGCCGTGAAAACATGCAATATTAATATCATTACTTAAAGGCTTAACATTTTTCCAGTTTTCTTCGTCAAAACAAGAAAAAACACACCAATTATAACCATCTATTCCTGTTGGATATACACCACTCTTTTTATACAGAAATATTCTATCATTATCTAGAGCATTAATAATTGGTGTAATAGCATCCTGTCTATCAGTATTTAATATTAATCCATCATGGTTGCCTAATATAACATGAACAGGAGCTATTTTTGCTAGCTCATTAAAATTCCACGTAAGATTTTCAATTATCTCAGGCGAAATACCCTGTGTTTTTGAGTGTACAATATCACCGCCGATATAAATTATATCTGGGTTTAAGTTTGAAAGCTTATCATAACATTTTTTAAATACTTTTTTATACTCATCGTGTCGCTTAAGACTTCGCCAGTGTATATCTGAAATGTGTGCTATTTTTAATGTCATATTATTCCTTTATAGAAGAGATATTTTTGAAAGCAAAGTATCTTCTTTTTCATAAAGTTTAGCGCTTTCAAGTAATTCTTTAAATTGACTTAATTTCATATCACCAACATCATTTGCTGATCTCGTGTCTACAATAAATGTTTCTATGTCATAAGAATAAAGCAAATTAGCTATTTTTAAAGTCTTATAATAAACATCACTATCAAGTGCTAAATAAACTGTTGTTTTATTTTCTACTATTTTTTTAAATAGTTTCATGTCATTTGTTAATGAAGAGCCTAATAAGCATGTTGCATTATCATTAGTTTTTAATAAATCTAATGGTCCTTCTACAATAGTAAGCGGTTTAGACCAGTCAATATTAAGTTCATTAAATATAACATTTTTTTTCTTTACATTAGCATTATTATATTTAAAAGGATTATTGCTTTCAACGTCAATTCTTCTAGCTGTATAAAAATTGATGTTTCCTTTTTCATCTAATGAAGGAAGTATTAAACACCTTCTAAACTCAGGGCTTTTAGAATATCCTAATCTTAACATCCAAAATTTATGTTTATTTGCGCCTCTTTTTATTGCGTATTTAAATACATCTCTTATATCAGGATCTATTTCGTTATAGGCATTAGCTAGTATTTTAAAACCGTTAGGAATTTCAACTAATTCTTCTTCATCTTCAAATATTTCATTACCAAACAGGCTGTTAATATCAATTCCTAAATCAAATGTTTTTTTGTTATACTTTTTAAAGTATTTTTCAGACTCAGCTGCTTTAGACTTAGAAAGCTTAGATATTAAATAAGTTATATTTGAACCTTTTTTATCGCATAACCAACAGTGATAGAAGTTTTTTTCTAGATGAATTGCTAATTTTAGCTTATTTTTATTTTCGTGTCTACAAAAAGGACACCATATAGAAACATTAACTCCATCGTTAGACAAGCTTGTGTTTAAAAAGCTTTCTAGAAAATATAATTTATCATTTATTGTTGGATTCTTCATTGAAAATTAATGCCTTACATATAACAAATGCGTCAGACATATCATAACAAGATTCATCAAATTTTACACGACCTTTATTTGGTCCACTTTTTAACACTTTTTCAGGCCATATAAATTCTTCACTAATATTATTTTTAACCCACTGAAATACTTGTTCTTTAGTAGAGCTTTTTGACTTTCTATCAATTTTTATTTGTAAATTTTTTCTTGCGCTGTTAACATTAATATATAAAGGTTCAATATTAAATATATCGTATACTAAATAAGATACTATACCATTAAATCTATTAAGTTGAGATAGAGTCTTTGCAGAAGAAAAACCAGAACTAAAAGACTGAAATGCTTCTTCAATTGATATTTTTAATTTATTTGTAAACTTTAGACTACTTTTATATTCTATAAATCTATGCTTAGCAACTTCAGATTTACCAAATATAGATTTAGTTTTTTTTAAATTAATATTATCTAACTTAACTAGATTACCATTTATATCTAAAAAACATATTCCTATTATAGCAGTAGATATATCTAAACCAATATAACTTATTTCTTGCATTATTTAAAAATCCATTTTAACTCTAAAAAGAACATTGTCACTATTTTTCTTAGGAAATGGTTGCGCTAATTTAGCTTTTGCAACAACATTTAAGTTTTCATCGTGAATGTCTATATCAGTAATATATACAAAATCTTCATCAGAGTTAAATGCTGATTTGTCGAGCCTTAAGTCTTCTATATAAGAGTTATTTTTAGATAAGTTTGTCTCCCCAGCATGAGAAGGTAAATTAAGCTCAAAAACATTTAGTGTAGAATGAGACTTTGAAGTAATTTTAAAATTTGTTTTACCAAAGTTATAAAGACTAGGGTGTAATAAAGTACAAATTCCTTCACAATAAAGGATATGTCCCGAAGTATTCCATTTAGCACTTTCAGTTAAACTATCAGATCTATACATAGTACCTAATTTACTATCTTTAAATGAAAGACTAAGACCTGATGATAGTGACATATCTACATCTTTTATTTCAAATGTTTCTCTTTTAATTTTTTTATTAAATATCTGATTAGAAATGCAAAAAATTGTACTGCAATTTTCATTAAAACTATTATT